AAGCTCCGTTGCTTGGTTCACACCAAGAATAGAGGACGAAAGACCGGAGAACTGCTTGCCGGTTGCTGCGGCCCCACGAGCAGCAGCGCCAAGCTGCAACGTGAGCCTGGCCATTAGCGACTCTGATTCGGTAATGGTTTGGCCAAAATTGACGATAGCCCCAGATACTGTCTTGAACCCTTTTACAGCATCGTTGGCGTCGACTATGAGACTGACTACGAAGTCGTCACTTTTTACGGCCAATTGATCTGCCTCCTGTGGAGGGGCCAGCGGTGGGGTCTGATTTCTTGTCTTTCCCGTCGCCCAGAACGGTGCGGACTTTAGATAAGAAACTTACCGTATCATACAACGGAAGGAACCAACCGAGCATGCCGACAAACCATTGCGGCTGATCTGATATGCCACCTACATCCCACATGGCCCCTGTTTTTGCGGCAATCACCAATACGTCATAAATTGCAATTGTTTCATAATCCCAGGTGGCCTTGCCTGGGCAGAAGCCAAAGAGCTGACCGCCTTCCATAACGCGCATAGGGAAAAACGCGGCATCGTTCTCAGTAAAATCCCACCGCTCGGCATCAGCACCGCCCCCCTTGCCGCAACGCCTGAGCTGCTGTATCTCGACGGGGCAGCTCGCGCAGTTGAAGCCCCTGCCACTTTCGGCGCCAGGGTCCCCAAATGATATTTCAAGAAGGGCGACTATTTTTTTTGAGCGAGTGCCTGGTCCCCACTGCCCTTGACTGAGTTGTCCCACCCGGTGTGCAGCTCGCCAAGAACCTTGGCCGCATAGATGCCGGCGACCAGCTCCTCGCTGCAATACCCATCAGACGCACGCTTATATTCCAAGGGGTGATGGGCATTCGGGGGGTTCTTGATGTCGACTAGGGCGGCCCGCACCTCCTCAAGGATGTACTTGAGGGAGAAGCGCGTCTCCATCTCGCTGTCCTTGCTTGTCGCGGACAGCTGCTGGTCAATGATGCGCTGCGCCGCTTTGAATGGCAGCACCTTACGCATGACAAAGCGGGTCGTGTCCTCGTAACCCAAGCCAGCCTTGTAACACAGGCGGGAAGTGTCGTTCACGTCTTCCAGGTAATACTGGTACATCTCGGGGGTCATCTGGAGGGCACTGTCCTTGGAACAGACGACTTCGATATGGGCTTTGGAATTGATCTCGATCGAGAAAGACATGGCGGCAGCTCCCATCCTGGGTAAAAAAAGAAAAGGCCGGGCCCCACGTGGAAGACCGGCCCTATGGAGAACATCGCATTACAGGTACTTAACCTTGACCTCGTCGGCTGCGTCAAGGGTAGTTTGGAAACCCATGCCGCTGAACGACACAGGGATCGAGCCGCTCTCTGGCAGGGAGGTCGACGGCACGTCGAAGATAATCTTTGGCAACTCAACCTTAAAGTGCCGTGTCGCCTGGTTGCCCAGGAAAAGGTTGATGTTCTGGGACGTGAAGGTTTCCAGGTCGTCCAGCAGGCCGATCAACTGGTCGTTGAGGTTCATCTCCAACTCGACCGCAACGTCAAGGCGCCCGCCCGGCACGAAGAAGGGGGTGTCCAGCCCGTCGTGGCCATAGCAGTAGTCGACAACCTCGTGGTTGTTGGTCAGCGTCACCGTGGCGCTCCGAAGGCAAGCACCGCTGGCCAAGCCGCTAATGGTGATCTGGCCGACAAGCCCAGTCTGGATGCCGCTGATGCCGACTGGGGTCACAGGCTCTGCATAGCACAGGTAAATCGGGGTTAGCGCCACCGAGCCATCTGCATCGGCAAGGGCGGCGCCATCGACCGTGATGATGCCAGTGCCAGTGTCGCGGGCAGTCACCTTGCGGTATGTCCCGTCCGCAGTGTCTGCGCTGCGTGTAGTGCCGTTGGCCTCAACCAACATGACGAGGCAGCCGACCGGGAAACGCTTGGCTTCGGCCGCGACAGCCAGGGTGATGGTGTTGCCACCATCGTTGTCGATGACAGACTTCGAGATGCCAACCCGCAAGCGGTCGGCACAGCGCCCCGAGAACTCGAGTCCGCTGACGCCGTTGCCAGGCAGCGTGATTGTGCCCGACTCAACAAACGAGCCGCGTGCTTGCTGCGACCATTTGTCGCCGTTTTCAAACAGCGAGAACGTGATGTCTGGGTCCGTGGCTGCATCGAAAGTTACGCCAGCGCCAACCGTTTCGCGGCCCAGCAGTGACTTCCAGAGAACTCGAACAGCCGGGTCGAGTTCTGTTGCGCCTGCGGCAACAGCCGTGTTGATGTTGACAAACGCCGGGACAGTCCATTCAGTGGACTTCTTTTCGGCATAAATATCGTTGTTGTGGCGACCCGATCGGTGCTCAGACGATACCTTCGGCTGCGTGTGGGTAATCGCGCCGCCCGCACGAGTGTAGAAGAAATCCGCACCTGTGGGCCCTTTCAGAGTTCCCTTTGTGGTCTCCTCCACAGCAAAGAAGCTTTGCTGCAACGCAATAGAGTCGCCAGTCCTGGCGTAGATAGCGGCGAAGTTCTTAGCCATTGGAGCGCCCCTTTAATGTGTCAGCAAGCACTGGAGAAAGGTTCCTCGAACATGACTTGGAATTCAAGACGTGCCAGGTAGTGTTGGTCCAGTACGTGGAGATCAGTCATACCACCGGCATATCGTACATGAATCATACTTCCTTCGGAAGCGGGCACCCCAGGGGATTGAAGGCCAAGCGTTGGGTCGGCTCCTATGGCCTGCTTGATCTCTAGGCGGCGCTGGAACAGCTCGCCCTGGTTTACCAGCCCGTCGACGTTTTTCTTCATCACCAGCTCGACCGCAAGCGACCACGTAATTATGTCGCGGCCCTGCTGGTTGACCGACTGTTCCCCGATGTCGTAGATCTGGACCGCGGGCAGCTCGTGGTCCATAAACTCGGAGCTGAAGAGACGGACGCGCTCGTACTCGCATAGCTTGACCCAGGTCAGGCTTGATATCGCCGTCTTCATCGCGGCTAGGGTGCGGTCTTGTATTGCCACTGGTTATTATCCCTTGTCCGGCTTTTTGAGGTATTCCTGCAACTGACGCTGCATGTACGGCAGTTGCGTTTCGATCGCTGGGCGGATAAACGGCCGGGCCTTGATGTCTACCTTGCGGGCGTGCTCGCGCACATGCACGACGATTGGGTCTATTTTTTGTGCCCAAAAGTGATCCAGGCGCATGTAGTGGGCTGAAATAGTCTCGACGCCCTTAAACCCCTTCTCATAAAAGTTGGCGTAGGGGACCCCGTAACTGCCGATGGTAACGGCGTGGACGCTGCCCTGTTTGGTCGCCGTCCCGCGTATACTGCCGAGCAGGCGGCCAGTGTCGATCAGCCGCTTGCGGCGGACATTCAGCTTGGCCTCTGCCTCAAGCAGCGCCGCCAAGCGCAGCATAAGCTCCCGCAGCTTTGGGTCATCCGGCTGAGAGCCTGCTATCCTGGCAGCGATGCGGGCTCTGAGGGCACGCTCGTTGAAGTTTACGGTTAACTTATTAGCCATTGTCTAGGGCGGCCTGCCCGACGTGGAACTCGTGGCGGACGTATGGCTCCAGCAACATCGCGACGTGCTGGGGCACCAGTTGCTCGTAGTCCGTTGTCTCGCCAGCCTTGCCCTTGCTCAGCGTGCCGATGCTGTTATTGCTGTTCGCCAGGTAGTACCACAGCGTGAGCTCAAGGCAGGCGTGCTGTAGGTCAGATGGGATGTCCCCGCCGGCGATAGTGCCAAGGCCCGCCGTGTAGGTGACTTTGACGTTGCGGTTCCCACGGACCGTTGTGCCGCTGTAGAGCACAATGGCCACAAGCTCGTTGTCGACGTCGTATGTAATGGGGTCTAGAGCTGATTCAGCTGGGAAGCTTGGGTCGTCGCTAACCCGTACCTCCGGCTTGGTCGCCCCGGCAGCGGGCCCACCCGTGATGGGCCACTGTTTCAACAGCAAGCGGTTCTGGCGGTTGCCGTCTAGGTATTCGACGTAGGACTGGGTGATCAGCTTGCGGTGGGTGTACCGCTCGATCATGGCAGAGGCGGTATTGATAAAGCGCTCAATGCGGGTGTCGCGTGTCACGTCGCCCGGCTGGATGCTCAGGTGATCTTTGGCAATGGCCAAGCTGACAAGCGCGTTCGCATTGAGCGCCACACATTACTCCTCTAAAGAAATGTCTTTCACGGCATAGGCCGGGGCTGGCTTCGGGGCCGGGGCCTTGGGGGCTTTGCCCTTGGGGGTGGCAACAGACGCAGCCGATGCCGCCTCTGGTGCGTCCTGGGCGCTAGCTTGGCCCAAGGTAGCCTGCAATTGCTCAAGGCCCAAGGCGAGCCCACCTTGGCCTGGGGCGCTTTCAGCCTTTGGCTCGGCCTTGGCCAGTGGCTTCTCGTCGCTAGCGACCAGTACTTCAGCACTAGCTTCAGCCGCGGGCACTACCTCAGGCTCTACTTCGAACTTTTCCGCTACCTCTACCTTTTTGAGGATGTCGCCATCCTTTTCCAGCAGCAAACGGGCTATCTCGTCTGGTACCTCGGCCTGGCCGCCAAGGGGAATAACACCAGACGCATGGCCGTATTGGTAGACGTAGTCGCTTTTTACCCTGGCGACACGCGCTTGAAAGTAACTAATGAGCATCTGTTAAAACCCCTTGTCGGCGCGCCCTAGTTACAGGGAAACAGCCTCAACGATTGCTTCGTAGTTGGTGTCCGTGACGGTGGCGTCAAGGTCCAACTTCTTGCACAAGGCTTCGATGGCTTTGGCCAGCAGGAGGCATGCCGCCTCGGCTGGGATGACGGCGTCACCAGTGGCTGGAGCGGCTTGTGCGAGTAGCGTGGCAAGTGTCTTCGTCATGGTGTGTAACTCCCTTTTTGTAAAATCAACCCAGCTTATCAGCCAGCAGCCTGTTCAGGCAATGCGGGCAATGCCCCTAGCGCAGAACCCCTATTTGCTATAGAGGTGCCGGGCCTCCACAGCCCAATCCTTAGCCAGGGTGAATAAACCACTGGATTGCAGCAAAGTGAATAGTCGGTGTGGGGGCAAAAGCTCAATGTCCTGGCCAGCCAGGATGGCGTCTGGAATGCCGACTGCTTTGAGAACTGCCGGCGCGATGCCAGTGCAAAGCCGAGCCTCAGGGTGTTGCCAGCGGTTTGGCCCACCAATCTCCCAGCCAAGAAACTTGTAGAGCGCCGCACGCCAACCGAACCAAGCCAGCGCGGCGTAATCGTATGGCCTGTCAGCCTCGGACTCCAGGATTGCCTTATAGACGGCCTCTTCCTGGGCAAGCGTCAGCTCCTCGCGGGGCTCAAGGGCATGGACAACGTAGTTTTTTCTTATGAACGACTTGAGCCAAGTCAGCTGAGTGCCGGATCCATACGAATGGAATGCAATGCCCTTGTCTATTTCTGTTTCTGAGAGCGGGTCATCTATCTGCCCTTCGTCGAAGCAGATCGCAAAGTGGGAGCAGTCTGTATCTAAGCCCCACCGTATTAGCTTCGACCCTATTTTATTGGAATGAACCCATAGGAGTTTCAAAATGCCACCTTGCCCAAATGGTCATGCCAGCAGCCTATAAAGATAGGCATTAAGCTTGACGGTTACCGCGTCACCACCAGCAGACGTGTATGCAAGGCGGATGTAAAGCCCAGCGTTGATCTTCGCCACGAAATTAAACGTGTCGCGCCCCTGGTCGCACCTCGATCCGTCCACGTTCCATGTGATGCCGAACACCTTGAGGACCGGGTAAAGCGGGTAGGCCACGCGATAAGGCTCGGGGATGACCCCATCCACGTCAACGACCGACATGCCGATTGTGTCGGCCTCGTTGTGGTTGATGAGAAAAATGTGCAGGCCGTTGATGTGGCGGTCCTCGGCGCCGACGGCAAAGTCTATGTTGGTCGTCACGCCAGCGGTTGCCGTGCCGCGAAAGCCAGTTGCTTTGACTTCATACTGACCGTTGAACGCAAACGCTTCCGTCAGAAGGATCTCACGTCCTGTCACCGGATCTGTTGAAATTGGCATGCTATGCCCCTACGGTTCAAAAAAGTCGATAGCGCCCCGGTAAACCGTAGACGATGCTGTTTCAGGAGTGACGTACAGCAGCAGCCTTGCCGGCCCGGTGATCTTAACTGGAGACGTGTAGGCACGAGCAAAGGTACTGCTCTGGCCGTAGAGGCGCACGAAGTCGGATACCTGCACCTCGGCTTGGTTGACGATTGGCAGCGTCTGCGCTTTCACAAGGAACACGCCGCCAGAGCCTACGGTGGTTCCGTTGTGGCTAACCGAGATTCCTGTGATGTTTGCGATCTTGCCGCTTGGGACGTAATGGTGCGCCCAGAATGTTTGGCCGTTGCTTGCAGCCATGGTGCCGATGGTTCCGCCGCCGCAAGCTGAGTTGACGAACAGGGAGATGATGCCAGCGTTAGTTGCGCCAGATCCAACTGTGATCACCTCCATCTGCTCGATAAAGGCAATGTCAGTCGCGGTCGTTGCAACGCAGGTCGTGTCGTTCATTGTGACGGTTGTCGTGAATGGCCCTGTCCCGGTAGCTGTCAGGTAGGTGATCCGCACCGTGCGTGCGCCGGTTCCCGCAGACGTGTCGTTGGCGCTTGCGCTTGAGATGCTGCGTTGCGCGTTCGCCGACTGCTCGGTGTATGCCGTGCGGCGGACAACAGCCTGTGTGGTTGCGGCAAGCGTCACGTCGCCGAAGGCAAAGTCTGCGCCGAAGCCAGTCAGCGCGGTCGTGACAAGGCCGCCAGTCTCGTCGACCTTGAGAAAGGAAAGGTTGCCGGTTGTCGAAGTCTTGCCGACGAGAGCCGGTGTGGACCATGTGCCGCCGGCTGAATCGCCTTCAAGGTTTGCTCCGGCTTGCGCCAATGCAATCGACGAAAGAAACAGAGACAGTAAAAGGGAGAGAAGCCTCATTGTGACTTCTCTCCCCGAACCTTGGCTTTTGGTTTAACTGCTGGCTCTGGAGCTACAAGCTCCGCTTTAATCCGCTCATGCAATTGCGCTGCCCACGAGCACGACTGAGCTACCGCTAGGATCTCTTCGCCCGATAGCTCGTACTTGCCGCGTTTTATAACGGCCATCAAGGTCTCTAAGCGTGCGAGGTCCGTCTTGGTAAACTCAGCCATGAATGATCCTTACGCGAATTGAATGACGCGGACGTTCTGCGTACCGGACTCAGCAATGGCTTTCAATGCCAAGTCAGGACCGAAATCGCCAAGCGTCTCGGTTGCACCGGCTGCGATCCGCAAACCGTTGGCAGCGGTGACGGTTCCGAAGCCGATGAAAATTGCCTTGTTGCCAAGGTTCTGGACTTGAGCCTTGCGACGGCCATCGAGCGGGGAAGCAAACAGGGCGACGCCGCCCGCAGTTGTGTCGACCGACACCGCTGCGTTGGAACCGGCGATGTTGGCCGAGGTGTTAACCCAGTGGCGACGATACAGATCCGAGATCGAGTCGGCGCGGTCGCCGGTTGCCGAGACGGCTGCGAGAGCGCCCGAGACAGCGCGGGTGCCTATCTTCAGCGGGTTGCCGGTGTCTGCTGCATCGTCCGCGACGTTGCCGGTGACGGTTGCTGCGGTCCACAAGCGACCGAGAGAATCGAGCTTTAGAGAACCGTAGTCACCATCGGCTGAAGTGCTTGCCGCCAGCGTATCTTGGCGAACACCGAGAACGTAGGCACCGATATCGCCCGAGACGTGCGCGGCATCTTCCGCTTTGTCCGAGCCAGTGCTGACGCTGATCTCAGCGTCCACTCGCAAGCGTCCATTGGCGTCAACTTGCAGCGGCGAGTAGTCGCCATCGGTATCAACCAAAGAACCCGGCGTGTCGTTGCGGACGACAAGGATGAATTGACCTTTGTCACCGCCTGCGTGCGCTGTGTCCTCGTCGTAAACGCCAAGGTCGGTTGAGCCGGCGATGTTGACGTCTAGGGCTTCTACGCCACCGAATGTGGTGCTCGTGAGCTTGAGTGTCGCGTGTAGAAACGCGGCAATCGAGTCGCCATCGGACGGCGTCGTGCCGTCATAAATCAACTTGTCTTTGCTTAAACCGCCCATTCTTGTTTCCCCCTACAAGTATGTATTTAGACACACAAATCAGGACCAAGATTCAAGCTCGACTTCCAAACCGGCGGTAGGACTTTGCAAATAAATTGTAGTTGATGCGCGGTTAAAACCAGGGGATGTGTAAACCGCGCCGGGGCTTATCGTTAGGCAAGGACCGCCTGAAGCATGAGCTAGCAGGATTCTACCAGACCCGGTCCTTGAACGAATTAAAAACAATTTCGTGTTAGCTGGGAATGTGTGTGCTTGTTCTGTATTTGCTGTCGCTATGGTCTCGACAGCTATTACCGGCGTAGTGATGTTTGAAACGGACGCCACTAGCTGGCTGCCGCCTACGCTCTCGGCAAAGAACCACTTGCCCTGCGACGGGTCGTAAAGGACGGTTGGCAGGCCCTTGTCGTTAGCTAGGCTAACTGCTTGCTCGTGGCGCTTTAGGGCACTGTCTAGGTCGCTGGCAAAGGTAGCAACTACCGTCACGAGCACGCCGAATTCGACGCTGCCCCCCGTGACCACAGCCTCCATCACCGGCATGTTGTGGAACGGGGTTATGAGGGTGGTGTTTGGGCTTTGCGACGCAACTGTGATTAGCGTGTGCGACGGAATGTCACGGCGTTCGCCGGTCTCAGCCCCGGTGGTGGCCTCGTAGTAGTTGATCTTTACCGATGCGCCTGGGCTTAACGCCCGCACGTAGACAGACGAGTAAAGTGAATTGCCCTGTACCCGCATGCGGACAATGTAGGTGTCCGGGGGGCGGTTTTCCAATTGGAGTATGTTCTGGGTCTGGAACTCAGAAAGTGGAATGATCTGCGGATGAATCTGCGCCATGCCGCTATCCTAAAAGATAAAGCGGGTTGAGCGCTAGCCCAACCCGCCGAACCGGCTACAGATGAATTAAACCGATCAGACCGTAATGTTGATGCCCGTGACAACGCTCACTTCATTTGCCGACTGGGCGTGGCTCTTGAAGTCGATGCGGCTGTACGAGGCAAGCAGCCAACGGTCTTGGTCCGCTGCATCCGGCATAACACGGACCCGAATTGGGCGGCGCATACCGACCCAGAACCTGCCAATGTGGGCCAGGTGGATAACGCCCTTGGTGTTTGGCCCACCAACGGTGTTGACGCCGGTTGCCGACACGTCCTCGCGGACATACTCGGAAATGGCGATCGGGATGCCGCGGAACGCTGCAAGCGCCCCATTTAGGATGGTCGCCTGCGGACCAAACTTCTCAACCGTGCTGACCTCTTCCAGGTTGACGGCCTGGTGGTAGGTCGACGAGCCGAGGATGTAAACCAGGTCGCGGACGTTGATGCCGAACTTGCCCATGTTGGTGCGCATCTCGTCCAATTTGGCCGCAGTGACTGCCGAGCCGAATGTGACGGTGCCGCCGTTGGCCGTGTTGGCGATCGACAGCTTGCGGAGGCCCTTGGCCAGCTTACGGGCATCGTCAGCAGCCGTGACGTCGAAGTCCATGTGGGTGCCGGTATCGTCACCGTTCAGGATGATCGTCTCGCGAGCGCGGATCTGAGCTTCCGAAACCTCAGAGCGTGCCATGGCCAAAATTGATGGTGCAGAATCTTCGTTGAGCTCCTCTGGGAGCGCGTAGAATTCTGCCAATTTCGTGGCGTCGAACGTGATGTTGTCGGTGCCAATGCTTGCGCCCGTCATAGCCACACCCTCGGCGGCGATGCGCGCGATGGTGACGTCCTTTTGGACGGTCAGCTTGTACGGGTTGGTGGGCATTGGCATTTCGCGGAACAGCATTGCAACGCGCTTTTCGAGGTGGAATTCCTCGATGAACGATGCGCTCAGTGCCGTTTGGATCCACTCGGCGCCGCCGCCTACGACGCCAGTGCCGAAGGCTTTGATCATGGGTGCAAGAACGTCGCGCCCGTATGGGGTATCAAGCAGGTTCTTGATGACGGCCGCGCGGTCGCTTTTCTCGTCACGTCCGCCCTTGTCAAGCGGAGCGTCGTAGAACAGCTGAGAGATAAAGCGGGCGGTATCGAACGCCTCCTTGATGGAGATGACGGCCTGCTTATGCACGAGGTCGACATGGCCGAAACGCTTGCTGGCGACGTTGGTTTCAAGGAGGTCCTTGAGTGACTTTGCGCCGAAGACCTGAAGCGTCTTGCTCTCGAAGCTGTTGCCGCTCCGGCTTGGGGTATGCAGCTGAGCATGCCCGCCGCCAATCAGGCCAGCCGCTTTCACGCGCTCAGCCTCAACTTCACTTGAATCTTTCAACGATTTTTCAAGGCTTGCGATTCGCAATTCCAAAGCCTTTTCGCGATCGTTGAGAATAGTTTCGTCCATGCCTTATGACTCCCTTTTTTAATCTCGTGCAATGGGCGTTAACCCTTCAACGTCGCCAACGTCATCTCGAAAGTATCAATAACTTTACTCATTCGGTCAAGCCGTGCGGCGCGTGCCGCAAGCTGTACAGGCTCTGCCGGGGGCTGTGGTGCTGCTTCTGCCGGGGTTGCCACGACTGGCGCTAGAGCTGGCTCAGGCGCCGTTGTGAGAGCATCTTTCGACTTAATCTCGAATATGTCCCCCATCTTCGAATTGACACCACGGATTTCTTTTACCATCTCACCCATCAGTGTCACAAGCGTGCCAAGGTGTGCGAGCTGTGCCTTCAGCATCGTTATCTCGGGGCTGCCAAAGTCCGCCTGGTCGCTAACGCCGGTAGCAATAGCATCTTTCGTCGCTTTGACCTTTTCATCTGCCGCGGCGAAAAGAATATCGTAGTCGATTTTCCCTGCCGTTATTTCTGGCATGACTAACTTTGTCTTGACAATCGCCTGTGCTACAGCCTCATCGCCGGCAGTGCCAGACTGAATGAGGTCGTCAAGAATGGCCAGCGCCTTCGTGCGAAATGCCAAGGCGGCTGCCTTTTCGCCATCTTCAGGAGCAATAGCGGCAACGCCAGGCGACTCTTCGCCAACACGCTGGTGCTCCCATTCGCTGTCTTCTTCAAGCCATGCGTAGTTGCACATGAACACTTGGCTGAATGCCTGCAAGAAAGGCGATGGGATTGGCGTGACATTGCCAGCCAGGATCTCCGTCACCATTTCTGGCGCCAAGCTAGATACCTCAGATAACTTGGCAAGAGCGGCGACTTTGTCGAATTGGTATACGCCACGTTGGGCGGCCCCGATTGCTTCTTGGAACCGGCAGGCCATCCCAGAGCCCTTGGTGTTCTTGGCTTTCAGGACTTTGCTCTTTGCTTCGTCGTAGGTTTTGCAGGCTAGGTCAGCCGTGTGCATCAGGCTCTTTTCGTCATATTCGAAAGTGCTGTCCTGATTCATCGGTAGCGTGACGACGCTAGTTTCAAGCAGCTTGGCCTTGTGGATCACGGTGGTGCCGTTTTCCATCTTTTCCTCGCTATCCATTGGGTCGAACCCAACGGAAAACGTCTTTAGGATGCCCTCCTTTACAAGGTCGCGGATGTATGGCATCGGCGCTTCCTTGCTGTTAGAGAGCTTCACGCGGATGTGGAGCCCTTCTTTCGTCACCTGGACTGCAACGGCCTTGCCAATGGGCATATCCCGGTCATGGTTAAAGAAAATGATCGGGTTTTTCTTGAACTCTGACACGTCCCAGGCAGTGCCAGGGATTAGATCCTGCCCCCTGTCGACGACAGCCTTATTGGCCCACCCTTCGATGTAGATGCCTTTGCCGCTTACTGCCTCGGCCTTAAACTCGATCAGGGTTTTCGACGTTAGTGCCGTGCCATCGGCCGCGTTTTTTGTTTCCATTCAAGTGCTCCTTCAATTCTTCGGAATGTTCAGTTGGCCTAAGTCACGGGCAGAAACGACTAGAAAATCGCACCGGCAGTTAATGACCTCGTGTGGCTTCTTTGACTTCGGATCTCGCGGGTAGAATAGCCCATTATCGAACGGCTCGTTGGCAGGCACAACATCGCCCTGGAGCTTGAAGTGGTTGCCCCTGCTCTTTTGGGTGCCGCCTGGCGTGCCGCGAACCCGCAGGTCACCGGCTGTAATCCAGACTTTTACCAAATCGTCAATCACCTCGCCCGCATTCTGCATGGCCGCCGCCTTGCCGATTGATACCGCGGTGAGGATCTCAGTCCTGGCAATCGTCTCGGCTTTGGAACGCCCTAGCTCGGCAAAGCGAGCTACGATTTCGCCAGCTATACCCTTGACGGTTTTCTGCTTTTTGACGCCATTGGCAATTATGTCGAGGATGGCTTCCGTTGCCTCCGACGAAACGCCGGAGAATGTCTTTAGGCCCCGTGCCATCAGTAGCTGACGGCGCCCGGCTGCATCGCGCAGGCGCAGCACCTCAACCTCATCTCTGGTTGGCCCGTCGAAGATGGTGTTTAGGCCAAGCGTATAGCCATCTTCCAGGGTGCCAATCAACTGCTCGGTGTGGCGCTCGCCAACGGCTGCGGCATCTTTTGAAAACTCGTCGTCGAGCTTTGCCTTCAGCTTTGCCCGCTTTGGTCGGCGAGTTGGCACGTCGTCGTCAGCCTTTTCCTTGGCTGGCATTTTGTTCAGCTCGTTCTTCACGATCCCTACAGCCTTGGCCGCCATGGAGGCATAGGCGGCAAGCCAGATGGCCGTCACCTCGCCGTCGTTGCCGTCGATAGCGGCTTCCATGCCCTGGCTGCTTGCCGCTATTGCGTCGCCAAATTTATCGTGGATGATCTTGATGCGGGCAACGCGCAGGCCCTTCGCCGTGTCGTCCTCTTCCTCTTCTTCGTCATCTTCTTCCTCGGCCTGTTCCGGCTCCTCTTCCTCGCCATCTTCCTCTACGTCCGGCGCAATGACGGTGCCGCTGTTTGGAATGTTTGGCTGAGTGCTATTCCCTGTGGAGCCGGGGTAGGCATCGCCACCCTCGATTGGCTCCATGTCGTGAATTTCCTGGCGGATCTCATTTAGGGTCCACTGCTCGCGCAGGGCCTGGCCAAGCTGGGCACGCTTGAGCTCGTCCTCTTTCAGGGCTTCTACGCCGCTGTTGTCGAACGCAAGGAATTCGTTTTCCTTAAGGCGGCGCTCCTTGCGGAACTGCCGCGTTAGGAAAGCTGCGATCTTCTTTTGGATGGGGATGATGGCCGACGTGTAGAAGAACTTTAAGGCTACCTTGTGCTCCTCGCTGCCGAGCGACCCATTCTCAGCAAGGCTCAGGGCGTGCTTGGGTACCCGCAAGATATTGAGAATCTTCTCGCGGTTGCTGTTGATCATTTCGACCAGCTTCTGGTCGCCAATGTTTGGCGTGATGGTCTCGATGCCAACGCCCTTGGGCAGCATGATGGTGCGGCGCATATTCCTGCGCCCGGTGTGCGCCACCTCGAACGATCGGAGGAAGCGCATGGCGCTGTCCTCGGATACGTTCTTTTCCATCTTGAGGACCAGGCCGGGTGTGGCCCCCTTGAGGTAGAAGCTATTCAGGTAGTCCTGGGTGTACCTGTTAAACAGGACGCTCTTGCGATTTGGGATAAACGGACTCAGCCCCCACACGAGGCTGGATGGGTTTGGGCGGCGCTGATGCCAGATTTCAGATGGCTTGAACTCCATCCCATCCTGGATGTTTTCGGCAGCAAAGCCGTTGGCCGTATTGACCTGATATGCCTCGATCCGCCCAGTTCCAGCAAACTTTAGCAGGACCGTTTCGGTTGGCAGGATGTACATCTGGTCGAGGCGCTTGGACCGCCACTGGATGGTGTTGCCCATCAAACAGTTTTCAACCGTATAGTTGTACATCCACGGGTAATACTCCTGGAACTCGTTGGGCTCCTCGAAAAGTGCGTTCAGCTCGTGGCCGCCAATGGTGTTGACGTACTGCCGCTTGCCGACAAGCTTTCTTTCGTGGACCAACAGGGGCGACATAGCGACGTGGTCTGCCACCATGTCGACAAGAATGTAGACCCAGTCCTCGTGGTAGAAGAGGCCCTTTAGGGTGTAGGTGTCCATGAACGCCTTGATCTCGGCGTCCCACATGCCCTGGTTTAACTCGTCCGACTGGAAATCAGCGAGTTCATAGCCTTTGGTAGCACCGAAGCTTAAAACCTCGCCGTCGTCTTCATCACGCCGTTTGGCTGGTGCAACGGGGCCTGTTCCGCTTACTTCCATGTTGGGCTACCCTCTTGCTGGAATGATACCAGGGAAAATCTCGAATCTCTTTGGCTTCTCAATGTCGTACCAGCCGGGGTGACCGTCTTCCAGCTCCTCTTGGATTTGCCTCACCCATGGGTCCTGCTTTGGCCTGCGGCTTGGCAGGTCTTCTACGAAGCGCACCGCCATGTCGCTCTCCATATATTCCTGGGCACAGGCCCACCCTAGAATCATGCTTGAGATGATGTCGTCGTGCAGGCCCGCCGGGGAAGAATACCTCATGTTTCCTATTTCGCTTGTCGTCACTTCGTAGTTGTCCATCTCGTGGACCATCTCGCCCCAATTTGGCAGCTCGACCGAACGCTGCTCGACGGCGACCATCAGGCCGTTGACCATCTCCGACTTGAGGTAGTTGGTGAATATGGTGCCCTCGAACGGCAGCTCCGTTTTGTCGAGCATTTCATCAATCACCTCGCCAAGCCCCGTTTTATCGTGGCGGATCATGTGGACCTTGCGGAAACGAGCGGAAAACCAGATGAGGCATTTGATGGCGTGTATGTAGGTGGAGCCACGGAAACGCATGAAGCCGATCATCTTGCGCTTCTTAATGTCCCATGCCGTAAAAACCGTGTAGTCGTTCTTTTTGCCCCAGTCGGCGCCTATAACGACCTCGACGTCGGCGCGGCGGTTTTCATCCTCTGGGTAGTCGGGCAGAATCCAAAAACCAATGCGCCCTTCGGTTGTAATTCTGTCGCCATACAGTACGTTCCGAAACCCACCGAAGACGTCACCGTCGTCGACAAATTCCGCATTGTAGTATTGGCGGAAAAGGCGGTCTGGAAGATTCTTCCTCGCCTCGTCTATTGCCTCGCGCAGGACCTTTGGATTCTCGGCGCTGGGGGCCGTGATGAACATGCGCTTGGGCACTTGCCCGCGCTTGATGGCCCACTCCATCTCCTCTTTGGCCCGCATACATTTTTCGTAGAACCAGTTCTTGCCGCGTGGCGTCGAGATGCAGATCATCGGCCCCCGCGTAATGGTAACGGTGGTCAAGGCCGAGTCGTAAATGTTGCTAGACATTTTTGCGACTTCGTCTAGCACGTAGCCGTTAACAGCCTCGCCCTCAAGGCTTTCAGCGTCTTGGCCGTGCCAAAACTCAAGCGTCGTGCCTTGGTGCATAAGGCTTAGGGACATTTCGCTTTTGTTAGGAACGACATATGGCCGTGGCGGCAGGAGGCGCTGGCAGTAGCGCAGACCGACCTTGCTTTGCGCATAGATGGGAGCCACCCACCTGTATAGGCCGTTTTTCGTCACCCACGACTTGGTCGACATGGCGCTGCTGGCGCCGATCGACTTACCGTTCTTTGTCCCGTTGGCGACCCACAGCTCTAGTAGGCCCGGCGTGTTGAAGGCGTTCATCACCATCGCCTGCTGGGGGCTGTGTGGCGTTGGTGTCTTTACCGTTATGATCATTTGGCGGCTCCAGGCGCTTAATCTTATAGTGGCGTGGCGCTTGGATACCTAGCTTCACGTAGGAATCCGGCCTGTTCACCACTATGATAATGTCGTCACCAATCTGTATGTACTCGCCGCGCTTAAGCCCGATAATAAGCATGGTCATGGCTTGGCGGCGCCTTCCTTAGGCTCGTTGGCAGCCACCTTGAGCTTTATGGCCAGTCGCACGGTGTCGTACTTGGCGGCGGCCAGAGCATCGAGCTTTGTCGTGTATACGCCCTGCACGACGCCATAAGGGCCGTAGTTGACCCAGACCTCGCGGAATTTGTACTTCATTGCTTTTGCTCCTTAGTGAAGTCGTCGTCGTCGTCGTCGTCTTCAATGGGCGCATACAATTGCTGCAATAGGCGGTCGCCGGCCTTCTGCGGTAGTGGGGCCCCGCCCTCGCGGCCCGAGGCGTCCTCCTGTAGCGCCACGTCGATAACCTCCTGGAGAAGCTGCCCCTGCGTTCCAATCTGGGCCCGGAAGATCAACTCCTTGGTCGTCTTGTTTTCCGTTGTCGTCTTGGCAAGCAGCGGCGTCAGCAGAATGCGCGACGCCTCCAGGGCTGTCTTTTCGTTGGAGCTACGCGTCAGCCGCAGTAGGGTCATGGCCGCCGCCCGCTGGCCCCGCAGGATGATGTCTTCGGTGCCCTCGCGCAACTGCCGTAGGAACTTCTGGAAAACCGGGCGCATCATGCGTTTGCGGACGCCAGACGCCGTCATGCCGATCACTCGGCCCAGGTCGGCCAGGCTGGCGTCCGGGTACTCGGACAGGTACTTCATCAGCGCCTTGTCCTTTTCGTCAATGGCGTCGAAGCCACTCGGCTGTAGGATTTCTTCTTCCTCGGACATGGCCCCGCCCCTGCTAGAACATGACATCGTGTCACCGTATCATGTATATACCATATAGATATGCGCGGACATCTAGACACATCGATCGTTAAAACCAAGGCGATTCTCGTCAAGGTTAACCGGCATGAGCTGAAAGCCTTGCAAGACAAGGCCCGCCGCTACTGCCAGGGGAACCTTAGCGCCTGGTTGAGAATGGCTGGGGCTGCGTTCGAACCGCCGTGCAGTAGACCACAAGAGCTGGAGACTAATGACTATGAGCAACTCGATCCGCGTGACGTGTGAAGGCGCCGCTTACCTGCCCGTCGAGTCACTGATTCACTTTCAGGGAAACCTGAAAAGCCTGAGCAACAGCGACTACACGCGCATGAAGGGGATGATCCTTGACCTGGGCTTTAGCGAGCCAGTGAGCGTATGGCGCAATGGCGACAAGGTCTACATCCTCAACGGCCACCAGCGGTGTCGCGTGGTGCGGCGCATGATTTCCGACGAGGGCTACTCGTGCCCTGCCCTGCCCGTTAGCTTCGTCGAGGCGGCTGATGCAAACGAGGCCAAGCGCAAGGTGCTAAGCCTGACCAGCCAGTACGGCAAGATGGAGAAGGACGGGCTGTATGAATTCCTTGAGGGGAGCGACATACAGGCCGAGGAGCTGATGGAAAGCTTCCGCTTCCCCGAGATCGACATAGCCGCCTTTACCGAAGAATATTACGTCGACACGGAAGCCGAGGACGTGCTGGACGTTGGGGGCATGGACACCGACGAGTCCAACGCGGCTGGCTCGGCTGGGCCAGTCCCGCTTGTGCCGCTGCCGTCTGCCCTGGGCGACCTCACCCAGGCGGGGGGCAACACGGCCCACGTCAAGATGGTGCAGTTGTTCTTTGCGGCAGAAGTCCACAAGGAGTTCATTGCCCTGTGTACGGCGCTTGGCCACGCCTACAAGACCGACAACATTACCGACACGGTGGCTCGTGCCGTGAGGAGCGCACATGAAAAGGACGCTGCCAATAGTTGACCTGCCCCATGTTGTCCACAACGGACCGCCGTTGGACGTGGCGCATTTGGAGGGTGTCTTTGCCGACGACACACACTACGACCAGCTGTTGACCCACAGCTGTCGGGTGATCCTTGATACCGGGGAAACCGTGCTGACACTCGTCAAGCGCGGGGTCCCGCTGGAGCTTATCGCCCAGGCTTGGCGCGCTGGGATAAAAGACTGGCGCCCGTTGACCGACAACAGGTCGACGGCGGCGGCTGCGCCGCGTATCCACGAGCGCAAGCTGGACGGCACCTACAGCAACACGATGCGGATGCCGCGGCAGGACCAGATCTCCAGTGGGGTGATGGGCTTCTACGACCGCTACCCGCGCATCCCATACTGCCGCCGCTGCGCCTTTAACGAGCAACACCCCGAGGTTTGGGCCGCCTGCACGCCGCTGATTAAGGCCGTGAACGAGGTGCATCGCGCCTACGAAACCCCAAGCTGGGACGCCCTGAACGAGTTGGCGACCGACTGCAGCAAGGATTTTATAATCCCCGACACGGTGTACACCACCGTGACGGTGAACAAAAACTACCGCACCGCCTACCACCGCGACGGGCGAAACATTGCCAACGGCAAGAGCGCCATGCTGCTGGTGCGCGAGGGCAAGGTGAAGGGGGGCGTGCTTGTGCTGCCCGCCTACAGGATCGGCGTGCCGCTGGATACGGGCGACGTGATAATTTTCAACGGCGCGACCGACCTACACGGCAATACGTTCATCACCCCCATGACGAAGAACGCGCAGCGATGCACGCTTGTCCACTACTTCCGCAAGGGGATGCTCGAGTGTGGCACCGCCGAAGAAGAACTTGAACGTGCCAAAAACCGCCCGTCCGAGAAGCTGCCGTGACAGCTGCCCCTGACATTTTCATTCTTACCAAGGGGCGGGTCGGCAGACAGCAGACCTACCACGCCCTGCACGAAACCGTGCGGAGCCGTGTGGCCATCGTTTGCCCCCCGGAGGAGGTGGAGCAGCACATGGCAACGAGCCCCACCCTGGCCACAGCCACCTATTGGCCAGAGCCATACCCGATGCGCCTGACCGGCAAGCGCCGCTGGGTCTGGGGGCAAACCAAGGGGCAGGAACGCCTATACTTTGTCGACGACGACGTGCGTTTCCTGTACCGCGATGCCGCTGGCAAAGCCGCGAAGCAGGGGCCAGACGAAACGGTCGCCATGTTCGCCCACCTGGACGCCATGCTGGATGCTGGCAATCTGCTGTGTGGAATTGCCATGCGATTCATGGCGCAGACGAAGCAGCGCCCCTATGACGTCGGCTGTAAGCAGTGCGTGCTGCACGGGTTTCGCCGTGCTGACGTCGAGTTTTTGACGCAGGCACAGTGGAGAGATGAGTGCGAGGTTGTCGAGGACATCGACTTCACCCTGCAAGTGTTGCGGTGCGGATACCCCAATGTGGTTTCCAACCTCTTTATGCACGACCAGAAAAGCCAGGCGCCGGGGGGGTGCAGTCAGTACCGGGACCAGGCGCTTTACGAGCGTTGCTTGCGGAGCCTACGGGCCCTCCACCCCGACTTTGTTACCCTCGTCGCCGCGGCCGACGCCAAGCCACAGTCTGGCGTGCCGACCACCCTGCGTCCGCGTGTCCAGTACAAGAAGGCACTACAAGCAGGAGGGTACAAGCTTTGAAGACAGAGCAGGTTGGGAAACCGTGGTCCGTACAGATAGAGCTCGCCGAGGGCTGCAACCGACTGTGTAGCTTTTGTGGGCTCAATGGCATCCGCAGCGGGCCGGGCGGCTTCAAGTTTATGACCATGGCCATAGCCGAGCGCACGGCGATGGAGTGCGCCGCCCTGGCGCCAGACGCACGCTACGAGTTCGCCATGCACGGCGAGCCGCTTGCAAACCCACGGTACCCCGAGCTGATCGCCGTGTTCCGCGCCTACCTGCCGAAGGCCCAGATCCAGGTGACCACCAACGGGCGCGCGCTGATGAAGACCCAGGCGGGCATGGACGCCCGCGTGAGCGAGCTGCTGTATGGCCCGCCAGACGTGGACTTTCTGATCGTCGACACGTACGAGCCAGAGCGCACCAAATTGCAGGCGATGATACGCGCCCTACCGGCAGACAAGGTGCGGGTGCTCGACTTCTACAACGACCTGGCACCGGTCGGTATCAGCCCGTGGGCAAACCATCACCGCAAGGGACAGCTGCAAAAGTCCGTCATCATCATGGACGACCTCGGCGCCCGCGACGGCGAGGTTGGCAGCCGGGTGATCAACAACCATGCCGGGAATAACGGCACGATGATAGGCGAGCCGCTGGCCAAGACCTGCACCAACCCGTTCCGAGAGCTGTCGGTCTGCTACGACGGCAACGTCAACATCTGTTGCATGGACTGGGGCCACGAGTACGTTTGCGGCAACGTCATGCGCGAGACGCTCGACGAAATCTGGTGGGGCACTCGCTTCACGGCGGCCCGCCATTACCTCCAGGCCAAGCAGCGGGCATTCACGCCGTGCTCGGGCTGCAACAAGGGGGCAGGCGCTCGCGCAGGGCTGCTGCCCAAGCTCCCACAGCCGACGGCAGAGCACGCCGCCACCGTGCGGGACGTAGTTGCTACGGCCACGCCACGCAACTGGAGGAAGCCAGCCTGTGACGTATGAACACGCCATACAGACGGGCGCCCGTTGGCTGCGCCGCGAGGCCTGGGGGCCGACCCGGTGGTGCTATCTTATCGTGCGCACGGGCGAGGTCATGGGCGAGATGACCATCTTCGACCGCCGCGCCACCGACTGGGTGGTTCTGCACCGCACGCCACCCAACATCACGCCGATTGAAAAGCCGCCCACCTTTGCACGCAAGAAGCCGAGGCCGCATGGACCTGGCCGTAAAAAAACGTAGACGCCGGCAATACCACTGGAGAAACGAACGATGAATAAGCCCAAGGGCACTGTCAACCTGTGGTATCTGGCGAAGCCCGTTTACGGGGGCTGGGTGTCGTACACCGTTCACCTGTGCCGCGCCTTAGCGCAGGCCGGTTTCGCCGTGAACCTATACCGCCTCGGTGCGGCGACAGCCAAGGTCTATAAGCCGTGGTCTGGCGGCCTACAGTCGCGCCTTATAGGGATGGCCGGCATCAGCGCCGCTGCCGCCGGCGCCGAGGTGAACATCGTCACCTGCGCCGACAAGCACCACACGACGGCATTGGCCGCCGTGCTGAAGCGAGGGGGGCTGCTTGTGGTACACGACCCGACCGAAATGCGCGACGGGCTGTTGACCGTGGCCAAGCAGCGGTCGGTCGGGGTGGTGGCTATCCGCAAGGCGAATGTTCCGGCCCTGCACCGCCACGGCATCGAGGCCGCCTTTGTGCCGCACCCATACGTGACGTCTGGCGACCTTGTTGGCGGCGACGAACAGCCCCGCTACTTCCAGCGGCAGAATGCCTGCGCCCTGAGCCGCCTCGACTGGGACAAGCAAACCCACGTGATAGCTGGTGCCAACGCCGAGCTGGACGGCGCGGGCCAGGGCCAGTTTGCCGTCGACATCTACGGGGCAATGAACCGCCTGTACTGCCACCATAAGGTTTTCAAGGTGGACCCCACGTGGGACAGGCACTATTGCGGCCAGTTTCCACGGCATTGGGGAGCCGCCGTCGAGATCGCCAAGGGCTACCGCTATATGGTGGACCTAAGCAAGATTTCTGGCGACGGTGGTGGGACGCAGTACACCTTTCTGGAGGCGTGGGAGGCAGGCTGCCACCTTATTGTGGCCCGCGACTGGCTGCTGGACCACGACGACACCATGCAGGACGGTGTCAACTGCACGGCAGTGAGCGGGCCAACCGAACTGGCCCAGCAACTGGCCGAGCCACCGAGCCGACACGTAGTGGCCAACGGCGCCGAGTCGTTGCGCGGGCACGCGGGCGGTCGCGTCGTGGGCCAACTGCTGGGATTTGCCGAATCCGTGGCGGGAAAGCTAGGGTGACAGCGCCGTATGGCTAATTTTAGTCATACGGTGCGGGTGTTCCACTCGGACAAATTCGCGATAATTCCCGAGGCGGCACACCTCCGGCCGTCGGCTGGGTGGACGGCATAGGGCCGGAGCTGCTTGCCAAAGAGCTTTACAGGGGGGCGCACCCCACAGAACGGACACACCAAGGCTTGCGGCATGGTGGGCTCCTGTGGGGCTTGCGCTGTCTTGGTTTGCGGGCTGCGAGGCATGAAAAAACTCGTGGTAAAATGCCATCTTGCCTGGTGGCGCCGTGGCGAGGGCACACCATATATGGTGTGTCGCTAGAATGGAGGCGCTATATGTACTTGCCTAAACTCTGCCACGTCGTCGTCAAGCCACTGGCTGAACGTGTAGTAGACGGGCCGCCACGACCGGCTAGGCGGCTCGGGGTAGGTGACGCCGGCGGGAAGCGGAAGCGGCAGGCAGATGGACGCAGCCAGGCGGTTGTTGTGCGCGACAAGCCGCACCTCGACCAGGGCGGGCCGGTTGCGGCGCTCGGCCTGGCGTAGGGCCGCGATAAGGGCCCAGCCGGGGATGTCACACGAGGCGTCATACCAGGGTGGGGGTTGGTCCCACATAGGGTTTTTCCTTTGTATAGTTTGTGCCAAGTATCTGCCGCATAACGCTCTGCTCTGCGAAGGCTATGCGGTCCTTGTCGATGTCGATGCCCCGCACGTAAAGCAGGGTGGTTTCTGTGTCGAGAACAAACACGCGGCCCGTCCGGCAGTGGGCTTCGTCTGCGTTGTTGTTTTGTATGGTGCCGTCGCGTAGTTCGATGAACAGAACGAACGTTACCATTAACGCAGCGCAGCGGAAACATGGCGCGGTGCTAACGGGAGGCTCGCCCAGTGGGGCATGCCCCCCTGTGTGGTCGCTTATGGCGTCGGGCCTGCGGCAGACCCAACAGATGGGTGCTGCCAATTTGCGCGCAAAGCGAGGGTGCGTATGAAGTGTGCCCATGCGGGGTGTGCCAATCCTTGTGTGCCGTTAGGCTCGTGTGGCGCGCTGTAGCTGGTGTTGCTGCTTTTTTACAATGTAACAACAGGTTACGCCACCAATCTTTTTAAAAAGAAGTGTGGCGTGTTGCAAAAACGCATGCCACAGTGCCGCAACAGCACGCCACATGGCACTTTAAACTCTTGGGATTTTAACATGACCAACATCCTGACATTCGGACAGCGGCCCCCTGGGATACGGTGGTGGCTGTACGACCACGCCACCGTGACGAACGTTGTCGACGGCGACACGCTGGACGTAAGCGTGGACCCAGGCTTTCGTATTGTTATACGCCAGCGCGTGCGTCTTTTTGGTGTAGACGCCCCGGAGCTGCACGCGGCTAACGCCCAGGAGCGCGAGGCCGCCGAGGCTGCCAAGGCATGGCTGACCCAGTACAACGACTGCCCAGTGCGCCTGCTAACACACAAGACCGACAGCTTTGGGCGGTACCTGGGCATTGTCTACACGTGGAACGAGCACTTCGGCGTGTGGGAGTGCGTCAACGAGCTGCTGGTCAAGGCGGGGCACGCCCAGCTAGCGAGCAACTTTACAACGTGGAACCAACACAGCGACCACAGCACATGGGGCCCGGCATAAACGACAGCGTGAAAGTAATAACCGGCGGCAATTATGCCGACCGACAAACAAGGAGAACAGCGCAAATGAAGGCAGCAAACCCAGGCAAAGGCATGACCAGAAGGCAAGCGGCGATAATGGCCAAAAACATGCGGGACGAAGGGAAAACCCGCGAAGACATTGCGGCGGCCCTAGCCGCCAACGACTACCGCCGCGCGAAAGACGACAAGCCGCTGACCAACACCATGGTGAGCCAACTGCTGCATGTCGAAGGGTTCGGCAGACGAGGCAAGGCCAAGGCTAGACCGGCGACCGCCGTGGTGGCCGCGACAAAAGCGCCCGCCCAGCGGCGCAAGGCGAAGCTGCGAACCGCCCGCGCCAGCAAGAACGGGGCACGCCGCCGCAAGGTGGACGACGCCGTGGCGGCCATCCGCACCATCCTGCATGTGGCGAGCATGTCGGCGGGGCAAAAGCTCAAGGTGATTGAAGACCTGTTACTGCAATAACCAGAAGCCGAGCCCTGAGGGCGGTGGGTGCGGGGCGCGTGTGTGTGCCCGTATTTTAGAGGCACGGGGGCGCACACCACCCCGACCCACCCGCCCCCCACGGCTGGCAGTAAACGTGAACAGACTAGGAAATAAGGGGGTATTGCGTGATAACGCATGAAAAAATGACACTAATAGACGCCGTCACGGGTAAGCGAGTGGCCACCGGCCTGAGCTACCGAGGGCTGGCCAAGCTGACCGGCATCAGCTTCAGTACGCTGGCCCGGCTTGAACGCTGTGGCAGCGAGCCCGACGAGCAAACCTGCCAACGGCTGAAGGCATGGCTGCGCGAGGAAACCATCGAGCAGCCCAGCCGACATACCGTCACCCCCAAGACGCCACCGTGGCGGCTACGGGTGGAGCGCCGCCTGGCCATGTTGGAGGCCAACGTGCGCCAGCTTACGACGACAAACCAAGGTGGAGAAACCAACCAATGACAACCGACGACACGGCCCTGGCAACACAGGCCGAACTACTGCTGGAACGCGCCCTGGCCTGCATTGTGTCGCTCCGCGAAGAGCTGGCTGCCGTCAACGGCGTGACGGAGGCCGCACGCATGATGGGCAAATGCCACAGCCTGGAACAATACGCCGCCGCCGCCGCCAGCGTGAGCGAAGCCCTGGCACGCCTCGACGGCTACCGGGTTTTCCACGGCATGGCGCGGGGGCCGGGAGGGGCACAACATATCGGCGGTGTGGTGGTGACCAAGCGATGAAACATAGGCCGCTGACCATAATTGCCGAGGCTACGGGCTGGCAGCGCCTGCCGCCCACCGTGGCAGGATCGACGTGCCACCTGTTCACGCATCGGGGGGCGCGCGTGTGGGTGTCGTCGTGCGTGGACCACATGGACGGCGCCGCCTACTGGCACCTTGTCGTGTCGGGGTCGACGGCCCGCGGCGAACCCCGTGCCCCAACGGGGGGCGAGGTGGCCTTCGCTCTGGCTGCCTTCGGCGGTGCAGAGAACTTCACCCACAACAGCATGGGGGCCACGCAGACGGCCCACTACTGGCACAAGATACCGAACGTACCTGATGGCGGCATTGAGCAAAAGTGAAACGCCCTGCGCCCCTTGGGCCCCAAGGCCCCCAACGCAAGACCGCCGTGGCGGCCCGCAAAGGCCCATCCATTGCGTCGTACGCCGGGGGGTGCCCAAGGCACCGCCCGCCCGGCTGCGACGCAGCCAGAAAAGCCATGACACAATCCATTTGGAGGAAAACGCCATGATAGACCCACCGCCGCTGTGCCCAGGCTGTGCCAGCAACGACGTGGAGTTCATCCACTGTTCCACCAGCCACCTGTTCGGGCGACCCATGGCGCACTGGGCCTGCCTGACCTGCGGGAGCGTGTTTGCCACCCCTGCACCGACAATGCCAACAGAGGAAAACGAACGATGATAATCCCAACACGCGACTCAGTAGTAACAATTGGCCTTGAGACGGCACACTTCGACCGCAGCGGGTGCATGCACGAAGCCACCATTTACGTGTGCGAGCGCCACCCACGAACTGGCCTGTGGCAGGAATACCGCTACTGCACCGACGGCGTGGAGCTGGGGGCCACTAGCTCGGGGGCGCACGGCGTCGTGGAAAGCCACGTAACCCCAGTGATGAACCTATACCGGGAAGCCGTAGCGCAAATGAGCATGCTATGGGGCAAGTAAAAGACATGATAGGCCAACGCTTCGGGCGCCTGACCGTGCTGTATCGCAACGGCGTGCGTCGGCGTGGCGACAGCAACGTGGCCGCCTGGCTGTGCCGCTGCGACTGTGGCCGCATGAAAACAATTACAGGGAACAACATGCGCCGTGGCGACTCGCAAAGCTGCGGCTGCCTACAGCGCGACATGACCAGGGCATACCACCAGCGAAAAAAGGAGGCAGCGAAATGAAGCTGTGCGAAGCGCGCGGGTTAGCCCACGAAGGGTGGGTGCGGAGTCCGACGAGGACGGGGGGGCATTGGTGGCGTGCGAGTGGAATTCATACAAAGTGGTGGGCAAACGGCGTCGCTTCTAGAGCGTTTTCGTTTGCAGACCTCGACGCGGAGGATTGGGAGCCGAAGCAAGGGGAGAGGAAGCCATTGGAATGTTACCTGTGGCTAACGTGCGCCGGAAATTTATGCGTTTTCGAGCCAGATGATAATGCCATTCAATTAGAGAAGGCTGGGTGGAAAAAAATCTTTATGCGGGAGGTGAAAAATGAATCTGATTGAAGCGCGGAAGGCAGGGCACGAGGGGTGGGTGAGAAGTCCGGCGATAACGAAAAATGGCTGGGTACAACTGCATATCACTGTGATGCGGACTGAAGACGGCTTTGCCTCGCGATACGTCGATACGGCAGCACTCGACGCGGAGGATTGGGAGCCGAAGCCGAAGCCAAAGAAGCTGTGGGAGGGGGAATTGTGGTTGTGTGAAGACGGCATTACTGCCAATCCCCGCTCCTTGGATGATGACGCTATTCTGACGGCGAACGGCTGGCGCAAGATCCGGGTGAGGGAGGTGACGCCTTGAAGTTGAATCCCGATGTCGAAATGTATCGCGTGGTGAAAGGCGCTTGGCGCTCTAAGGCGGGCGATCCATTCGGCCTGTTCTACGTGCCTACCATTGCCGGTATGCGCCTGACGGTGCTGGCCTGCGACGGGCAGCTGAGCGGCTGGGACCACGTAAGCGTGAGCCTGCCTAACCGCTGCCCCAACTGGCCCGAGATGTGCCGCGTGAAGGACCTTTTCTGGGCGCCCGAGGAGACCGTCGTGCAGTTCCACCCTGCCGTGGGCGACTACGTGAACAACCACCCCCATTGCCTGCACCTGTGGCGGAAGGTGGGACCCAACGCCGAGCTACCACCGACCGCCCTGGTGTAACCCTATGCCAGCGACAAGCAAGGACTAACCATTTAGCCCTTGACAGACCCCCGCCAACACGCGAAAACACCCCCCATTGGGGGGCAAACACACTGGCCCACGACCGACCCGCCAGAGGCGGGGGGAGTAGGGACAGGCCACATAAGCTGACACTGAACTTTGCTAACACCTAAAGCCGGCCGACCTGGCCGGCCGACCCGGCCGACCGACCGGCAGGCTGGCTGGCCTGCTGGCCGCCAGCCCCCGCGCACCGACCACGACGCCAACGTATATACAATGAGTGAGTAAAAAAAATATGGCGGGGTGGTAGGTAACGGCTCCTTTGCAGGATTCCCTTAAATGGATCCTGGCATGACTTTCTTGGGGCGGTCTTTTGCCCCCCCCCTTACATGGGGTGACGTGGTTGGGGACTTTCTAGGGCCTATTCCGCCCCGTTTTTGGGGTGCGTGGTAGGGACTTTACGGGCGACTAGTACCGACCATGCTGGTGACACTTGAGGGGGACGAAAACGGTAGGGGACGGACGGTTGGGGCGCTTGGGCGGCCCTTTCCCCCCTGCCAGTCGCCATATGCGCGCCCTGGCATGCCCTGGCAGCACCCCTGCGGTACACGCCCTAACTACCCGTAATTACTGCGCATTTGCCAACTGGTTAGGGTTTGGCCACTGCCGTACCTTTAGCCACCCCCACTTTTGCCTGCAATAACAACAGCATGGGCCGCCTTGGGCGTTTTTGCGCCTAAACCTTGGCCACCACCCCCTAGTGATTACAGGCACTTACGGCGCGCTTAAGCCCCTGCAACCATTGCACTTTAGGGTGACTACTTTGTTTACACCCTTTTGGTAGTGAGTACGGGCACTTAGCACCCTGGCATGCACCCTGCATTGTATATAACAACCAAGCGGCCACAGGGCCGCACAACCAAGGGGTCCCAAAATGGCAAAGCGCACAAAGGTTTCTGCACCAGTCGCAGCGGTCGCCGCACCAGCGGTTATCACGGTACCAGCGGTTATCGCCGCACCAGCACCGCCTCCTGCACCGGCTCGCCAGGTTAAGCTTAACGCTTACGGCTATGCTCTCGGCATCCCACGCACCGGCCCGCTGGCAATCGGTGCCATGGTTAACCGGGCCAACGTTCTTGCAGCGGGCCTCGCCGCTGGCACCTACGGGCAGGCCAACGGCAGCGGTACGGCGGCCCCTGGCACCACGTACTCCGGTGCCTATCAGCACTACACGGCCTCCGTGGGTTGGGTTGCAGCGGCTCTGGCGGCCACCCCTGGTGCCAGCACCCCGGAACTGCAGGCCTGGCTGGCGGTGCATCACGCTCCCACCCGTAAAAAGGCCACCCCGGCGGCCTAAGGGCCCTTGGGGTCGCCCCTGGGCCCCACGTTCCCCCCTCCTGCGCAGCCCGGCGGCTTCCCCTGTCGCCTCCGTGGCTGCGGCCTCCCCAGGGTCGGCCCTGGCGTCGCCTCCGCAAAATCGGGCATGTTTTCGGCAGGCATTTTCCAGGCAGGCATCTTTTCGGCAGGCATTTTCCAGGCAGGTGTCGGCTCTCGCGTCTGCGCTCCCCTCGCCCTGCTGCTGTCGCCGCCCAGTTCAAAGTCCGCCTCCAGTTCAAAGTCTGGTGGCAGTTCAAAGTCCCGGCCCAGTTCAAAGTCTGGTGGCACGTCAAAGTCTAGGGCCAGTTCAAAGTCAGCTTCTTAGTGGCAACTCAACCAAAGGGGTCAAAATGCAGTTCGTAATCATGCTCTGCTCCAGCCCATGTGGCACACCGCTTCAAGTTCTTGGGCCATACGAAACTCGCGCCGAGGCCATGGCCGCCATGCACCCCCTCAACGCGGCGCTCGCGCCAGATGCTTGGCCACGGTGGTTTTGGGCTCGCGCAAACGAAGTGCCAACGAAAGCACCGTGCGGTCAAAGCCCCCCACTGGGGGCCTAGAGGGAACGACTACACCAAAAGGGAGCACATGAAGATGGAACTACACCTAGCCAAGCTGCCCCAGGTCAAGTTTGAGCTCGCAACCGATGTTGGCACCTGGTTCCTGATCCAGCGCCTGGTTGAGAAGGAGATAGAAAAGCTGCAAATGGCGATTAACGACGCACACGCCGCTGACGAAGAATTATGCCGCCAATTTTACGAACCCCACATCAAAAGACTAGAAGCCGTGCTGGAGCAGTTCAAGGACGGGAACCCGCTGCTGCTTGGCACGAACAGATAGGAACACTACACCAAAAAGGGGACCACGAAATGACCAACATAGGAAAGATTGCCTGGGTGAGCGCCGCGCGCCACACCGCCGTAGGCCCGAAGCACGACCCATACGCCCGCGACACGCGGCATATCCGCCTCAAAAGCGGCATCTTGCTCACCTACCACTGGTGTGGCCTGACCGGCGAGGTTGCCAGTTACAAAGAGGTGAGCACATCAAAAGACTACCTGTATACCGCCGACCTGCTGACCCTTGGCCTACCCACCCACGCCGAGGTGGAGCGCAAGGCCGAACGCGAAGAGATAAAGGCCGCCAAGCGCGAGGTACAGCGCTACCGACGCGAAGGCATGACCAAGCGCCAGGCCAAGCGCCAGGTTGAACATGACGCCGACGTATACGCCGAAATGGACGCCTTTTACAGGGCCCAAGAATGAACGCCAAGCACCACATCAAAAGGGAGCCAAGACCATGACCAGCAACAAGTATTACCTGGCGAGCTACACCAGCGAAGGGTGCCTGACATACGCCAGGACCGACACCCATTGGCACGAGGACCTGACTACCGACGTCACCCTGTACGAAACCGAGGCCGAGGCCGCCGCCGTGGCCGCACAAATGACGGCACGCCGCCGTCGACTTCCCCAAGTTGTCGCCCCCGTTGTCCACGTCAAAGCGGTAAACCCCGTCAATATCCCGCGTGCCTGTCGCACCTGCTGTGCGGCACTGCCCCCAGACGGCGCATGTACCGCCTGCGGCGACGACGACGATAATGTGACCTGCGCCCTGCTTGAAACCACCGGGGGCGTCCTTGTACGCATCATCCTCCAGGCCGACGGCTGGTACGTGATCGCGGCTACGGCCCGCGGCGACGCCATGGCCTGGCAAGAGTACGACCGCACGCTAGACAACAACTACGCCCTCAAACTGTTTGCCCAAGCGATTACACGCGCAACCGACGAGGAGATTTGAACACCATGCGAACCTACGCCTTGATACTAGCCGCCGCCCTGACAGGCTGTGGCACCGCAGACCCCGACAAAGAACAGGCCAAGCCAGCCGCGGTCAAACCACGCCCCGACCTGACGGCCTACGCCGTGGCCGACATGGCCACCCTGCCGACGTGCGACACCCTGTACGAAGGAGCGCTGCGCTACGTCAAAACCGCCGCTGCCTTCTACGTCTGCGCCGACGGTGCGTGGGAGGTGATTGACCTACGGCCACAGATGCCAGTGGCCCAAAAGCCACCAGAGCCGACACCAACCGAAAAGGAAGAGGATGAGCCACCAGAGCCAGAGACCGACACGCCGCCGCCCGTCACCACCGACGAGCAGCCTGCGCCGCCTGACTTCACCGGGGGGCCCCGCTAGGCCAGGGAACATCAAAACGCATATTTATTTTTGGTCACGCTAAAGTTTTGTTGCATCTATGCCGTTAAGCATTGTAAGCCCCCGCTGGCACAAAACGGCTGGGGCGTCAAACCCCAGACGCCTACTGCGACAAGGGTTACAGGTCAGCAACCACAGTCCAAGGAGTTATCTGTTATGGCAAAGGCAAAGAAGCAAAGCACCGCTAACGCGGCCACCCCGGTGGTGGATTTCGCCCCTGCACCACCTATTGCGGTGGTGGCTCCGCCTGTCGTGGTGGCTGCCCCCGTCGTGGTGGCGCCCCCCGCCAGCACCGAACGCAAGAACGAGTTTGGCTACCCCATTGGCCTGAAGCGCAGCACGGCCATGATGCAGCAGCGGTGCGACATATTGCAGGCTGGCATGAAAAGCGGCGCTTACGGCCCCGCTGATTCCGTCATGTTCAAGCGGGCCCAGGGCCACTACAAGGCGAGCGCCCAGTGGATACGCCTACATGGGGGCACCCCCACGCAAGACGTACCACCGCCAGCAGAAGCAGTAGCAGGACCAGCACCCAAGTGAATGACACAACACCAAGGAGCCAGATATGGACACCGTTTACACAGGGTTTTCCTTTGAAGACCCGCTGTTCCGCCTCGCCACGTTTGTTGTCGCCTACAATAACCGGGGCTGCCTGTCAGACGATCTGGAAGGCGACTTCTCCAAGAAATACGCCGTACAAGGCGCTGGGATGACTGGCGCCATCTTGGCGATGTTTGCCGCCTGCCCCGACATGGTGGCTGCCGCCAGGGCCGAGGCTGCCTGGATGCTTGCCCAAGGCGACTTGTGCACCACCCTGATATTGGATTACTTGGTCAGCGAAGTGCAAACCTACGAAGGGCCGAACAAGGCCGCCGCACGCTGGCTGGTGACGATGTTTGACGCCGCCTGGGAGGTGCAGGGATGGAACTGAAGCCACCAAGGCCACAGCCGCCACAACCCGGAGGTGCCGCCGTGACAGCCGACAAGAAACAGCTTTACTACGTGTTCGCCTTTGACGGCGGCATGGTCGTGCGCTGCACCCACTACAAGTACGACTACAGCGCCGCCGCGTGCCGCGAAGCATACGGCACGGTGACCTCCTGCCACTATGCCACCGCGCGCACCAAGAAGGAGCGCAACGCCATCGCCACTGGCAAGGCCCCTGGCGTCTGGACTGAGATCTACTTTGAAACCACGGCGCGGGTTTACCGTGCGAGGCCAGCGCCAGACTACACACCAAGCCGGAAGGAGGTGCAATGAGCACGAACAAATTTGTGAACCGATGGCCAACCCTGTACCAGCTTGGCGTCCTTGCTCAAGAAGACTCAGGTGCTTGCAGGCTAGCACCGAATCCTTCCTGGCGAATTGACGGCATGATACCCGCCATGCAAAGGACTTGCGATGAAATTGAAACAGCGATTGCCCCCTTTGCTGCTGACACAGAACAGAAGCCGGTGCCCGATGTGCCAGGCGAAATTGGCTGGACCGCAAGCACCATGGACCTGCTGTGGGATTGCTATGCTGACGTCATCGACGGAAAAGAACCAAACAACGAGTTTAGCGCCCCCTGCTATGCCGAGCTGCGCCGCCGCACTGGCTTGGAGCCAGAAACTATATTTATGCTTGGCTCCATCGTAGGCCGCCTGTTTGACACCGGCCTGGAAGACCCGCTGTACGGCGTGTACCGCAACATGAAATGGGACGCAGAGGAGAAGCAATGGAAATGACCATACGCACCTACAGAGCCCTGTGTGAAGACTACGCTGGCTACTGCGCCCACTGCGACGACGTGACCACCTGTAGCGGCGTAGAACCTGACGCTGAAAAATACACATGCCCGGAATGCCAACGCCTAAAGATGATGGGGCTTGAGCAGGCCGTGCTACTAGGCCACGTGAAGGTGACACCATGAAAAAGAAAGCAACCAAAGCAGACGCAAAGGCCAAGAGTGGGAGGATTCCGCCCGAGGTGCTGCTCGCCCAGGCGCTCACTACCATTTCCGCAATGGCACGGGCCCAAGACGCCGGCGTGCCCTTCACCTTCAATGGCACCGGCGCGATGCTGCTGTATGTTTCGGGGCGCGACCATATGCTGAATGAAATGCTATGCGACTTCCATGAAAACCTGACAGCTACGCTGACCAAGCAGGATGGGTTATGACGCGCTAGCAGGGGGGGGGGCCACCCAGGCCAGCCCCCCTATAGTAGACGCAGCTAGAAGCACCTTTGCGTGGCAATGACGCCACACAGAAACCACAGCCAAGTAGGGCCAACATGCAAACGTACGATACGCAAAACGGCATAGGCGCACTGACCGCCCTTGTGATGATAGTGGCCGCACTGATAACACTGGCCACCTGTGACACAGACATAGCCGAGGCCGTGAAGCCACCGCCGCCCCGCATAGCCGATGGGATGGGCTGCGCCACCGTGCAAAGCCACTTCTTTCGCAACATTTGCTACGAACAAAACCCGAAACAGCGGCCGCCTCGCGTAAAGTAAGGCGCCTGCTCAGTGCTGGCTTCTTGGCTTTGGCCCTCGTCCCAGTTTGGGGCGGGGGCCTTTCCTTTTCAGCTGATAATCCGGCGCATTTCCTTGTTGTTTGCGAGGTAGAACTGCGCCATGGCCATGTCCAGCTTGTCTAGCACCTTGGCGTGCGGGATCTCAAACCTGTACTCGTACTCCATGGCGTGCATCACCTCGTGCATGAAGGTCACGAAGGTTTCGTAGGGAGTTAGGCCAAGCAGTATGCTGATGTTTCGCTCGTCGCTATCGCAAGAACCCATAACGCGGTAGCCACCCTGAACCGCGATGTCGATCCGGCGAACGAACTTTATCGTCCACTCTTGATCCAGTATCAGGATCACCTTCGGGTAGCTGCGTGGCCCCTTCAGCTGCGCCATGTCTTTCGCCCCTCGCGTGTAGTGGTGGTGGCCATTCAAGCATGGCCCCATGCCGTTTATGACGTAGAGTTCAAACGCGGTGGCCGAGGCATACCCCGCCTTAGATTGTGCTTTTGGTGATGTGGTTATTCTAGATCGCCTAAGCCTTTACGGCCAAGACCTTGGTAGGCATGACCCTAGAATTATACCTGCCCGGCGCCGGGCCGCGCAAACATCGGCGTGCCCGCCAGGCCCATCTGCGATGGTTGTGACCGCCGCGCCGCACGCCCCCCACCCCATGCCAGGGCCCTTGGCCAGCGCGCGTCTACGGCTATCTTGATGGCATTATAACAAAACGAGTAAGTTTTGCCTTGCCAAGCGAAGCGGCTAGATGCTTATGTGTTGGCAGAGCTACACCACACATGGCATGCCGAGGCACGAAAAGTCGCGCCGGAGCACCACACGCAGCGGAGACTAATTGATGCCGACTTCTACCAATCCGGTGGTTGACGCGACGCTTGATGGACTCATGGATATGAGGCATTGGGCCGAGCGCAACCCAGACAAGACATGCCCGTTCTCTGGTCAGTTATTCAGGGTCTGCGACGAAGACTACTTTGCCTTTCCAGCGGCAAATCAAAGTCTGCTGTCGCACTACGACGAGAGCCCGGCGCACGCCAGGTCAAAAATGAACAAAGCGGGCAAGGACGATGGCGACACCCCGGCTAGGGTGTTTGGCCGAGCGGTGCATTGCGCCATTTTACAGAACGAGCTTTTCCCCAAGCTGTACGCGGTTCTTGACGAGCGCCCCAAGCAACCGGACAGACCGCCAGAGCTGCTAGGCGTTACGCGGCAGAGCAAGGCAGGGAAGGAGGCCATTGCAGCATGGGAGGCGACGTGGCTGCCTGCTTACGAGGTAGCTTTTGACGCCTGGGAGGCTGCTGGGAAGGGGAAAACGCTGCTCAAAGAGGGCGAAATGCAGGCCATTTACCAAATTGAGGCGCGCACGACGCACGACCCATTCATTAAGCAGTTTATAGACGGCGGTTTGGCAGAGGTTATGGTGGTGGCCAGAAGCCCCGACCACCACGGCCTGTGGCTCAAGGCTAAGATCGACAGCTGGCTGCCTGAAAAGCAGATAATTGTTGACCTTAAAACTACCCGCGACACGGCGTCGGCGTTTGACCGCGACCTGTTCAAAATGGGCTACGAGGTCCAGGCCGCCTACTACCGCGATCTCGTGCAGCTTGCGCTTGGCGTTGACGTGCGGGCGAACCTCATCCTTTCCGTTGAAAAGTACCCCCCCTACGAGCCCCGCGTGCTGGCCCTGAGCAACAAGGCCATAGAGCTTGGCCGCGCCATCTACCGCCGCCAGCTAGCGGCCCACTTCCTGGCGGTGAGCACCAACCGCTGGCCTGGCTACGAGCGCAAGATTGAGATGGTTGACCCACCCAGCTGGAAGCTAAAGCGCGAAGGCTTGCTAGCCAATGACGAAGGGGCAACCGCATGAGCAAGCTTGAATTTGTTGCAGGCGTGGAGTTAGACAGCGGCCCGCACGTAAAGATCGCCGTTGAGTATGGGCAAGATCCAGACCTTGGCCCTGGCCTGCCGTTCCGCCTTGAGTTGCACGACGAAGATGGCTGCGCCCACGCATGGCTGAGCCTTTCAGACCTGGCCGTGATTACCCGCCTGATCCAGTGGGCGACTGCGCAGCACCTAAGCACAGGCCCGGAATTAACAGCGGAGCTTCACGAGTGAATAAGTTCGACCACGAGATGAAACAGCTGTTCAAAGAGGCATTTATGGAACTGGTGAAAGAGCTGCATAGCGAGCGCTACATGCGGCTAGAGGAGGTAACGACGATGACTAGCATATCGCCCCGGTCTATTGCCCGAATGGTAAAGGAAGACGAGTTCCCCAGGCCCCGCAAGCCCAGCACCGGCATGAGCCGATGGCTGCATAGCGAGCTCGTGGCCTGGATGCGGACGCGGCCAACCAACCTGGACGACCTAATTGCCATGCAGGAGCGCGCCTAATGAGTAGGTACTACGGATCGGTTAATGGCACTCGCGGCAAGGCAACGCGCTGCGG